TTATATAAGTATTTTAATCCAATCTTTACCCCGATCATCATGATATCGAGCCGTTTGATTCGGTGACTTATGACCTAGCAACTTCTGAGTATCTATCCCTTGAATCTCATATAGTCTTTCCGCTAACGAGCGTTGTTCATGGAAAGTAGCTGGCGTGCCATCCCCCCAATTTATGTCTGATTTATCACGAGCCTTACTGAAGTTCATTGTTATTGTGTTCGACTTTACCTGGGCACCTCGTTCTGCCATTGAGGTTGCCCGAAAGAAGTGGATTAGGTATGGACTCACTGCATAGTCACGGCAACGTGCAACTACATCCCTCAAACTCCAGTCAATCGCGTTAAGCCTTAGGGATAGAGGGAGCGCTAGCTTGCTCCCTGTTTTCTCCTGAACGACATGCAGATGGTCATCCCAAATATCGCAAAACTTCATGTTGGAAATATCCCCAAGGCGTTGACCTGTAACGAGCGCCAATAGCATTGCATTGCCCATGTATTGATGGCGGGCATCAGCTATCGCGAAAATCTTTTGCCATTCGTCGAGGTTTAGACGTTGTCGGGTAACTCGCCGGCGCGGTTGTTTTGTCGCAAGAGCCGGGTTATAACCCGGCGGTACCTCGCCATAATGCTGGGCTTCCTTGAATACATCGATCAAAACAGAGCGGATTACCTGGGCCATCCTCGGTTGACCTTCTGCAACATAGGACTCCAGTATCTGGGCAACATCCCGAACATCGACGGATGAAATCAATTTCATTCCCACGCTCTCACGAAGTAGGGCTACTGGTTTAGCCTTTTGTTTATGAGTGTTCGGCTTGATATCACCATTCTCCAGTCTTTCATCCTGAATTTTCCAATAACGATCTAACCACGTATTTGTTGTTATCGCCTTTCCTTTGCTGGTGGCGATCTTGTCACTGAGAGCCAAAACCTGCCTGGTGCGCTGTTCAGCTAGTCGCTCATTAGCTTCGATTGCTATTGCTGTTGCTTCAGCCTCGTTAGTTCCGAGGCTGTGAAATTTACCAGTAACAGGATGCCTATAACGCCAGTAGATTTTATTTACCTTCCGACTGTATAGCGGATAGAGATTAGGTATCTTGACGTTGTTTTTACGTGGTCGAGCAGCCATCAGACAGTATCCTTTGAAGCATAGGAGAATCAGATTTTTTAATAACGGGCTGGGTTAAATTACCTGTAATCTCGGCATCTTCTCTTACCCGCCAGTATCTTCCTTCTTTGGTGGCCGGGGGAGTGAACATGCTCTCTTTGGCGTATCGGCGTAAAGTATTCAGACTTGGAGGATTACTCCGGTATTTTTCCGCAGCCCATTCTTCTAAAGTCAGCATTTGAAGCATGTGATTTACCTCATAATGGCCCATATCAGGGCCATTTTCTGATATTAAAAAATCAGTGTTCAGTCAGACGCTGCCAGATTGCTGACACGTATTTGACCTGATGAAGAGCATCCGAAATAGCCTTGTGAGGTTCTCCCTCAAATGGGATCTCATAGCGAGGCTTGCAGCCAACGGCTTTACCCAACTCGACAATGGTTCTTACATCCCGGTTATTCCAGAATTTCCATGGGCAGGGGATCCCCGTACGGTCATAAGATGCCTCAAGCAGGACATTGTCATAAGTGGCACCATTACCCCAGACCTGAACAGAATCAGGGCCGTTAACCGCATTCTCGCCTATAAACTCATTTAGCTGCAGTAATGCATCATCGAGCGGAATAGCGTCATCCATTACCAACTCAGAGCGCGCTTCGGGCGAAGCTTTTAGCCAGAAGATAATGGTAGATGCATCCGGAACTCCGCCGCTGGCCATGGCTGATTCCAGGCTAATAACTTTGTAAAATTCCGATCCGGTATTACCTGTAGATGGATCAAAGAACACGGCCCCGATAGATACGACTGGTGAATCAGCTTTTTTACCAAAAGCTTCAATGTCGATCATAAGGTGTGTATAGAGCATTTCAGGGTCGGTATAATTATGATGACCGGAATCATTATTTATGGCAGTTGTGCTGCTATAAGTCTCAGTAGTGCTTGCGCCTGAGATAGTTTCTTCCGTGCCTTCTGATAACGCAGCACCGTCCGGGGTTTCATCATTGCCAGTTTCTTCCATCTGCACATTATCAACGTACTCCGCCGCGGTATTTTGTTGGACATTTACAGCGTTGCTGGTGGCCAGCCCTTCAATAGAAAAAAGACCATTACCAACTTTTTCGAGAACCGGCAGCGTGCCGCCGTCGACTTGCGCACCTTCATTCTGGCCGCCAGTTTCAAAAGCAGAATCAGTCACTATCTCGTTTGTCCAGCTCACCTCCGGGTTATGGCGTGCCGCAACAAGAGTTTCGTCTGATGGTGCAGAATGATCGCTTTCAGTCAGGTTCGCGTTAATGAATCCGCTGAGACGTGCCGGATACAGATAATGTTCTGGGTGAGCGCTACGGATAAGTGCAAAGATAGCCGCACGCGAGTAATCCAAAACTCCCGGGGTTGCACGAAGGGCTTTAGACCATTCCTTGAACGGACTTTCTTTCTTACTAACAATCTCTTTAGCCCGACGGAAAACACCACCAGGGATATCGTAAATGTTGAAATCCATTGGTAACGTGGCCAGCGCAATCTCTAAATCGAGAGTGTCGAGATCATGTTTAAGGTCAGGGTTTCTGTCGGTCTTGTTGCCTCCGCCAGCATTCGTACCGCTTTCAGTACGCTGTATTTCTGCAACGCGATTGCCTTTGGCCCATTCTTTTACCAGCAGGCCGCGGTCAATGTAATCAGTCGCCGCCCAGATTCTGGTGAATCGGAGAACCAAAGCGAGTTCGTGACGCTTTTCCTGGCTGAACACTTTGCGAATGGCGTCGGTATAGCGCCACAGGTCTTTGGTGTCGTAACCCTTAACCTGTTCGCAGTTTTCTGCCGCCAGCAGCAGGTTCTGGACATAGCTATTGTCAGTGTCCATCTCCAGCGCGCTGATACCTTCGTATTCTTCGCGGGTTAAGTGGTGGCGCAGTTCGTCGCAGGTGAACTGGGCGAGTACCTGCTTGCGGAAGGGCATGCGAACGACTGGATAACGTGTGGTTTCGTCATCATTCTTGTCAATCTGGATACCGTTATCAGCTTCAAGACCCTGACCTGCTATAACCCCGGTGTCACTGGTGCTTTCAGATTTCAGAGGGGTAAATTTGCCACTGCGCCAGTCTTCAACTAATTGGTTGTGAACGCTGGCATCTGCTTTAGCCCAGTCAGCCATGAATGCAGCGATATCTTCAGTTTCGTGCGCTTCATCTGGCGCGAATACCTGCTTAATCGCCTGAACCAGTTTCCACTCAGCGTTCAGGCTGAGTTCGGCAACTTCAGGGATGTTGTTCTTCGCCAGCAGCATGTTCTGAAGATAGGTATTGCCTTCATCCAGTGACATTTCGCTGGCAGCCAGCTGCTGCTCTTTAGTGATATGTGACTGGTATTTTTCGCTGGTCATGTGGACGGCAAAACGGACCGCTGGAGTGCGGTTTTCAAGAGGAACACTCTCGACGGTACTTTCGACTTTAACGGTCGGTTCCGGTGCGGCAGTGTTGTCCACGGCTTCAGTTGATCCAGCACCAGCCTTTGGCAGCCAGGTGCGTCCATCGTCCTGCAGTTCGTAGCGTTTGCACCAGGTGTAATCTACTGTGCTTTCTTCCGGCAGGTCGTTGTAAACAGGGAAATCGGTACGGACAGGCTTGCTATAATCCTTGCCCCGGCCGGTTTCAATGCCAGCATCTTCCAGCTCTACATCCAGCTGCAAATTGGCTCGTGCTTCTGATTTAGCCGTGAACCAGATAACGGCATCTTCTTTGCCGGATTTCTGCGTTGCCTTGATTAAATGAAAGAATTCCATATCGGGTCCTTAATTTTGGTTGTAAGATACCCGCAGCTAGTGATTGCCGCCTTGGGTAGTGGTCATTGGTCAAAACTCGATTCCGGAAAGCTTTGGTCGGCTGACCGGGTACTTAACCCGCCTTGCGCGGGTTTTGTGCTTTATGAAGCGCTGGGATCGCCTTTTTGAGCGAGGGCGTAGCAAATGCGGCGGACTAACACCCAAAAATAGGGCAGATGTACGGCCTGGCACCGTACTGGTTTTCTAGCGAAATCGGTCATAGTTGATCTTCTCCTGTTAATGCCTGCCTTTTAACCACCTCAGTCTCGGTGGTATGCTGAAATCTGAAATCAGCCTGCAAGGACATAAAAATGGCAACCCGTCCTATAAGTGTTTATTGGTTCAAAAACCGCGACCAATATGATTCCTGCATAGAGTTACTGACAGATTCGTGGGTTCTACCTGACGATTACCGGGATTGGCTTATCCGTTTCAATCAGATGATTGATCGTTATGAACGCAGCGGTATCGAGGTTATCAAAGTAGAGATAGAGCCCAACGAATTCACCAACTGGTGCCTCGCCAACGGGTGTGAAATAAGCACCAAAAGCTGCAACGACTTCGCTGTTTTCCATGGCGGAAGCCAGTCGCTCCGCTACAGAGATTCTGATGGGGGATATGAGTAAACAAGCTCGCCCTTCAATTCTGAATATTTCGATATGCATTATTTCCTACCTTGATAGTTAACCCCTATGTCGGGTGAACTAGGGGTGTTAACTCATTTCGCCTTATCGCCGGCTAGCGGAACGTTAAACCTGCTGCGCGATTGTCTTGCCATCTCATCCGGTGTTTCGTATGCCGCCGGCAGCTACTTCGTGGGCGTCCTGCCTTGATGACGTTGCTGTGTTTATAGTTAAACTCATAATGTGATTTAATGTCAACACATGATGTGTTTTGTTGGGTGGAATTTTCAGGGAAGGGAATTTATGGGCACAAAAAAACCAGCCTGCAGGCTGGTTCAGTAGACTCTATGGCAATCTAATCTTCTGCAGATTTGAAGCGACCTCGAAGATACTTTTCAACATAGTCATCAATTTCTTTCAAACGTACTTGGAACAAATCGATCATTCGTTCTTGCTCGGCTTCTGGCAACTGATCAAACAAGTCGAGCAGTCTCCTATGTTGAGGAGAAAGCCACTCTTGAGTAGATTCGGGTCCAAAGACAAGTTCTGCCGGAGGGATCCTCAATGCTTTGGCCAGCGCTATAGCATCATCAATACCAATAGCTCTGCTTGCAGATTCATAGTTGCCTATACGTGATTGAGCCCACCCACACAATTCTGCGAGTGTCTTTTGAGATAAGCCTTTTTGCTCTCTGGCCTGCTTTAGCCGCGCAGCAATACGTTCATTTGTATTCATAAAATCGTTTTACCACGAAGCGTGTTATTGCTCAAAAACATATCGTGTTGACATTGAAACACGAAGCGTGTTTAAATCCGATCTATCGATAACCAAGAGGTCCAATATGAACAAAATAGCGAGCGAGAGACTATCTCTCGGTTTAACACAGGAACAGCTAGCTCTGATGTTCGGGTGGCGTCAATCACGTATCTCTAATTATGAAAATGGGACTCGCAAGCCAAACCTGAATGATTGCCGACGTATTGTAGAAAAATTTAATGAACTCGGGTCTCAATGCACTCTCGATAGTGTATTTCCACCAATCCCCCCTAAGGAGTGAAGAATGCAATACATAACGTATGAACATCATATCAACATGACCAATGCTTCTTTGAAATCCGAAAATCATTTCCATATGAAACGCAGGGGTCAAATTAGCTGCCGACGAATATTTGAAGCAGTGCGGGAGTGGGAATCTACTTTGCCCGGCCAGGCGCAGGAAAAAATCGCTCTGCTGGTGGCAGAGCAGTGGACGAAGGAAGGGGGCCGCGGTATCGCGATCAACAAGCAGAATTTATTCCGGTATCTGAAAAATGAAGGTGGTTCGGAAAAATACACCGCTTACATCATGCAACTGTCGGGGGCAATCGTCGCCGCTATGCCCATTGAGATCGCCAGAAAGCATGGCCTCAGTAATGCCAGAACGGAAGCCGAACTGGTGGCGAGCGCTATCAAAGAATGCAGTGAGGCACATCAGGCGAAGTTGCTGGGCGCACCGCTGCAAAAGCTTGAGAAGGAGATCCGCGAAGCGGCAATCGCTTTATTCAACATGTTACCTGCTGACGCGGCGGGACCACTACTGGCGAGTATCAGCGCCGTAGCGCCGCAATTTTTTTAATCGAGTTTTGACCAATGAATTCAACCCGGAGGCTTCATGAGCATTGATGCAATGCGGTGGGCCAAGAAAGTTAAGACCGGAAAATCCTCCAGTAAGGCGATCCTGACCTGGCTGGCTGATATGTGCGGCGCTGACTTGTGCGCTTACCCATCCGTCGCTGCGCTTGCAGAGGCTACTGAGATGGACAGAAAGACGGTGCTTGCAGGCTTGCAGCATCTGCAAGAAATCGGCCTGGTTGTCGATACAGGTGAACGGCGCGGCAGGACAAAGCAAATTCCTGTGTACAAGCTGGTCGGTGTTGAGGAAAGCATACCCGATGCCGAACAGACCCAAAACCGGAACTCTTTAAAGGATTCCAAAAACGGGACGGTTAATTTTAACGATACCGAAAACGGAACTGTTAATACAAACAGTGCCATTAACGGGACTATTTCAGGTGATAAGGGTACCAAAACCGGGATTGTTAACGGTTCGGATTTTAACCAAAGAGTACCGTTTTTCCCTTTAAACAGTCCCAAAAACGGGACACGGAATCTACCAAGGAATCATAAAGATCTAAACCCCACACATAGAGAACTGGTCGAACCTGTTATTCCTGATTATCCGGATCAGCCAGGTATCGGAATTGGGCAACAGCAGCCATTCGGCAAATTCCGGATGTTTAAAAACTGGAATCCAACAGCCGACTTTGCTCGACAGGCAAATCTGTGGGGCATGCCAATCAAGGCGGGCATAAATATTGAAGCCGAGCTGAGCAGTTTCATCGCTTACTGGCAAGCCGAAGGGAAAGTGTTTCATCAAATTCAGTGGGAGCAGAAGTTCGCTCGCCACCTGGATCGCGCAAAGGTTCTGAAAGCACCACAAACGGGAGGTACCGAGAATGCATCAGTTCGAACACAGCCAGCAGCATCCCGAGTTGTCCAGCAAATACAGTCAGCACATGCAGAGTGGCGACGCCGGAACGGGCTTGATGGCGACGGAGACAGCGTGGCGGTTATGGCAGGTGATGGGGGAAATCTTCTCGAACCGCTGGACGCAGAAGAATGGGGCAGAACCCACGGCCCTGTGGATAGCTCAGATAGGTTCGATGACTGAGAACCAGATCAAACTGGTTTGTCAGCAATGCATGGACCGTTGCGCAGTAGGTAATACATGGCCCCCGGATCTTGCTGAGTTCGTTTCGCTGGTTTCAGAGAGTGGTGCCAATCCGTTCGGGCTGACATCTGACCGGGTGATGAGTGAATACCGTCGCTGGCGTAACGAGTCGTATCGTTTTTCGGGTAGTGACAAATATCCCTGGCCACAGCCGGTGCTCTATCACATCTGCATCGAAATGCGCAGAACTGGTGTTGATCGTCAGATGACCGAGGGGGAACTTAAAAAACTGGCAGAGAAGTTATTAACCAAATGGACGAAGCACGTAAGCAACGGGCTTTCAGTTCCACCAATCCGTCGACAGCTAGCTGCACCGCAGCATCCGGAAGGGCCAACTCCGGCACAGCTGCTGATGGAAGAATACAAACGCCGTAAGGCAGCAGGTTTAACTAACTAATCGAGTATTGACCAATGACCAAAACATTAACCCAAAAAGAGCAGGTGGCTGTGTTTGTGCGCTACCAACCAAATTGCGCCGTTGGCGATGTATCAGAAGCGCTGGATATGGCTGGCGGGACAGCGGGCAGACTTCTGCGCGAGCTGAGTGACGAAGGCGTGATAATTCGCTTACGTGAAAGCGTTCAGTACACATACCGTGCGGTACCGCACGCAGATATTCCAGACGTAATCCTCCCGTGCATGGTTGAAAAAAGTGATCCGGTCAGGATGCAGGCTGCCGAGCAGAAAGCAAAGGAGCTAGAGGAAAGGGGGCTTTGGCGAAGAGCAGCCGCAGTTTATTCGGACATGTTTGGTATTGCCGGTAGCGCTGTTGAAGTAGCCCGTATTGCCAAGCGCCGTAAAGACTGTCTGCGCCAGGCGGAGAGGGCTTGAGAATGGCCAGCAATAACCTTTGGACAATTATTTGCGCCATCCAGCAAGGCGGCGAGATTACCCCGCGTCAAGTTCGCCAGTTGCTGGGCTGCGAAAGCAAAAAGGCCTGTCGCCAGCTGGAGGATCTCGTTTCTGTTGGCGCCGTGAATAATATCGGTAAGCGACACCACCCGGTGTACGTGATTCAGCCTGGCGGGGAAACATGCATTAAGCCATTACCGGTGGTTCGCAAGAAGTCCGGCATCATCGAAGTTTGCCGCCAGAACTGGCAAGGCTATATGATTCACAAAATTTTCGGGAGCGCGCGAGTATGAGCGATTTATTTAGCAATATCGACAAACACGCGTTAAGGGAAGCTGCAGTTAACACAAAAATTGCCGGAGATGCGAGGATGGCACGAAATTAAATTGGTGATATAAAAGACTGTGACATGTCACGGAGAAAGTTATGAAAATAAACCATCAATACCTCAAGGATTTACTAATAGCTTTCGAGGAAACTCAAGGCCCTGACACAATGCTAAGTGAGCTTGGTGAATCAGGGTTTCATCAAGACGACTCGGATTTTATTTTCCATATGCGTTTGCTTTATGACAATGGGCTGATTGTTAGGACTGATGGGAAATCTGGGTTTGGGCACGAGATGTCCAGAGCTTTGGGAGTAGGGGTTAGCTATTACTGGCTTGATACTCCGCTCAGGCTGACGGCAAGAGGGCATGATTTTATCGCTGACCTGCGTCAGAAAGAGGTATGGCAAACCATAAAAACAAATTTTAAAGATGAAGGAATCAGCACACTAATGGGCCTATCAAAATCACTGGCGATGGGTTTTGCCAAGAAGAAAGTAAAAGACCTGACTGGCCTGGACATTGAGTGAAGAAATCCTCGTAACCTCAAAAATTTGATATATCCCTAAGCCCGCTGCGTGCGGGCGTTATCTCACCAATGGTAAAAAAATACTCTAAGAAACATAGCAGTAGCCTTCGCAAAAAGTGCTCTTAAAGGATTGATCATTTTCTCAGATGAGTATACTGTTTATTTATCCAGTGTATCTTCGAAAGGGAATTTATGAAAATCGAAGCCACCATCGACCGTACCAAAAAGCTACCCGACGGTGCTATTCAGGCACTTGAGCAGGTGCCTCTGAAGCGAATCACTCAGAGCTACACCGACTGCAAACTGGTCGTTCGCCGGGCCGGTTTTGACGGGTTAAACATTGTTGGCGGAGAAAATACGGACAAAAAGCGTTTTGAAGTAATCCTGCAGGAAACCTGGGAGAGCGCTGACGAGTGGTTGTAAAAAGACAGCATGCAATAACTTTCCAGTGTGAAGGGGGATTGGTGAAACAAAAAGAAGAATTACCGAGCAAAGGTTACGCAATCATCAGATGCCACGATGGGGTTATCGTTGCACGACTGCCCTCATTTCCAGAATGTGATCGCGCTTTGATGTACAGGCGGGGCGATGAAGTATCGTTCATACCGCTAAAGGGGGGGGAGATTGTAGGTACACCAACACTCTTTACTGAAATGCTGGAAAAAGCTGGTTATTGTTCAAAACGGCAATAGCATTGATTATATATCAACAAGCATGAGACGACATGTTAATCATGTCATCTCATGCTGACGCTTACTACTAGAATACGAGTTTTAGCTCATTGCTGTTTCTTGTAATGAATCTTCAGTATGAGTTTTAAGCGATTTCCTATGAAGTTCAACTTCTTTAACAGCTAGCGCTGATTCTATAGCATTGAATGCAATTTCCCAACGTTCGACCCAAGATTGTATAGGTGTAGATTTACATTTTTCGATTAGATAATTGTAGACATTGGTTTTCTTTGTATCAACTAAACTAAATGACTCTACAACCCCGGCAGCATCAACAGATAGCCCCTGGCCAACGAACCAGGATGGATGATCCTGCATCAGTGAGGTTATAAATGAGTCAGGAAATAAACCCTCAATCGAATGCCCACTTCTAATAGAAACGTAATCTTTATTCGCTTCAAATCTAATACCTTGGTTTCCAAAGAAACCTTGCAGCGCTTTTCTTTCTTTGATGCCAGCTTCATCACCATCAAATATAGTTACAATTTGTGCTTGATCGTATAAGAACTTATAACACCCTCTTAAAAAACCTCCTAAGGCTGAAACTCCACCAAACTCTTCTATCTGAGCAGATCTCAATAGTGGCCAATTTTGAGCGTAATCATCTACAGATAAAATTTTGAGGATTTGTGATATATATAATTTATCTGTAATTCCTTCAACGAATATAGCTGCACCAGAAAGGTTGAAGAAGTCAGAAAATTTAACGCCCAAATTTTCACGTATGCTCGAAACCGCGTCAAATTTTTTAAGATGTTTCTTGTCCTTTGTTACACCGTTTTCTTTTACCAATTCAATAATTTTGGTTACGTCATTGCTTACAAATGACAGGGCATGTGTTGTGGTAACAACATATGCTACTAATTGTAATGATTCAATTATCTTTGAGCAAGAAACACTAAGAGAAGGATGAAGAAACGACTCAGGTTCCTCAATCATCCAAATTGTTTGTATCCCTTTTTCAAGTTTCTTTTTAGAAATTGATTTGAAAGCAGAGAATAATGAAAGGCATTGTATCCCTGTACCTTTGCTAGATAAAGTGTTTTCTACAGTGTCTTTCATCTGCAAACTGAAATTTCCAAAAAGCGAATCTATTTCCTTTGGTGGTTTTATATACAATTGACAATCATGTATTCCACTATTTACCATCTCGGTGGTGATTTCTTGAGATATTTCAGATAATTTTGCTTTAATGAGTTCGATAGATGGAGCAATTGCTGATGATACTTCAGTTCTAATATAAGGTTCTAGTAGCGTATTGTAAATGTCTTCAATGCTCTTAGATGATGGGATATATATACAGCCAAATGATTTTAGGAGTTTATCAACAAAGATTCGTTCCTTAGAAGTATATTTGCTGGATGTAATGTCTTGCTTTCTTTTATATCCTTTGAAAACGCTATAATAGAAATTATTTTTGTTTGTTATTGTTAAGTGAACGGTTACTTCATTTTGTGGTGTTGATAACCTAGAGTCTTCAATCATATTAAATAATTGCAGGTATCTGTCTCGTAAACTTAATGTTCTTCTTCCCCTTTGTGGTTGATTCAATTCTTGTTCATCAGCGATTTCAATATCGGGGTTATCAAGCGATAAGCTGTTTTCTGAAGTGTTTTCTTCAATTAAACTATCATCTTCATCTTCTGAGTCATCTTGATCTATTAAATGGTCTGATACGTCATTTAGTTCATTATCTTCAAATAAAAATTTAACAGCAAAACTTGTTTGACCTGATTTTAGATTGTCGGGGATATCACTGTCGTAGCTATATAAGTGACTTTTATATTTTCCTTCAAAAAAAACTCTCATTGCATGTAGTAGGTTAGATTTTCCACTATTGTTTTTACCAACAATAGTTATGCCATTTAGCCCATCAGTGGTTATTTCACCAGAGATAGAACGAAATTGTGATACTTTAAATGAAATTATTTGCATGCTAATAATCCAATGTCATTATAATTGATGAAAGCTTCAAGATGAATCCAAACTATAAATTGTTGGCGACTTACCGTCCACGAAGTTTTGTGTGTGTAAGGCGAAATTTGGTCATTTATTAGAGCTTTTCTTATTAGTTTTTTAACACATTTATGCTGGGAAAGCGTAACGTCCCTTACTAGTTGTGTTATATTCCAGTCATAGGCTTGAACACCCTATACCTGCTGCGCTACTGGAGAGAAACCATGGCGCAAAAACCAAACCACAATAAATCCCTACTGACCCTTCAAAAGGCCAGCAATTTTCTTTTGATGTCACTCCTGCAGGAGGCGGCATGAAGAAAAGCTGGTTCACTCACACCGGGCTGACGACCGAAGAAGCCAATGAACTGGTGACTCGTTATAAGTCTAAAGGCGTCCCTGTCGAGAAAAGTCTCGATATTGACCCTCGTCTTTGGATAGTCAGCGCATTACTACCTCAGCAAAAATCCTCAGCTAAGACAGCGCAAAGTATGCGTTCCCGGGCTTGGGGGTGATCGTGACAGTCTACAACATCCTACCTATGGGTAAGCCACGTATGACGCGTGCAGACTTATGGAAGAAGCGCCCTGAAGTTATGCGTTACCGGGCCTTTTGCGATCACGTCCGGCTCCTGGGCATTAGCATGCCCGAATCGAATTCACACGTTACCTTCGTTCTTCCAATGCCGAAGAGCTGGAGCCAGAAAAAGCGCGCAGAGATGAACGGGATGCCCCATCAGGGTAAGCCCGATCTTGATAACCTGATGAAGTCTCTGATGGATGCGCTCTTCGAAGACGACACACATATCTGGGATTCAAGGATAACAAAGCTCTGGGGCGAGAATGGGCAGATCATTATCAGGGAGAGAGTGTGATGCGTGCGCTTCTTCAACCTGTGATTGCGCCGGAGCTGGGTGTCGTACTGTTGAAGCCAGGCAGAGAGCTGATGGAGTTGTTCACCGCAGGCAGAGTGTTGATCGAGCGTCAGCCTGAAAGCATGCGCGAATATCAAACAGGCCGTATTCCCGATGCTAGCCAGCCACTGGCTGAAAACGAGCAGTTGCGAAGCTTCTTTTTGAATGAAAAGGTGCTGACTGCAGCTGGCGGTATTAGCGGGCTTGATTACTGGTTGCTGAAGCACGGCGCCGGACATTGCCAGAACGCTCACAGTGATTACCACTATCACGAACTAACCATCATGCACCATGAGCCTGGATCCATCCTTCTTTGTGGCTATTGCGATAACCAGCTTCGAGAGCAGTGTACCGAGGAACTAGCAGAACTGGCATGGAGAAACGTAATTGCCTTTGTTCTGGATTCGGTTCGTATTTCACTCGCTATCGACAAAAGCCGCGAGATTTCTCTCGCTGAACTCTGCTGGTGGGCAGTTCGTAAAGGGGTTACGGATGCACTTCCAGAATCATGCGTTCGTGAAGCGCTTCGTTTACCTCAAGAAAGCAAGATCGGTCGCGAAAGCGATATTACGCCTTCTGTACCGGCCAGCAGCATCCTTTGGGAATTAGTTTCAGCTGTTGACCTGCCTGATGCGCTGACAGAACCGCTGGTGGGCGTGATGGTGGATCCGGCGCCGCCTCAGTCTTTCATGCGTCGACCGAAGCGTCTGCGCTGGGAAAGTCGCAATTATCTGAATTGGGTGAAAACACAGCCCTGCGAATGCTGCCAGCAGCAATCAGATGACCCGCATCACTTAATCGGATGGGGGCGGGGTGGCATGGCAACAAAAGCTCACGACATCTTCACGATTCCACTTTGCCGAAAACATCATACCGAACTTCATAACGACCGCCTGGCATTCGAGCGCAAATATGGCTCGCAGCTGGAAATGATCATTAGAGTGCTGGACCGGGCCTACGCGCTCGGCGTTCTGGCGTAAGGAGCGAACAGGATGACACCACGTCAACGCCGTAATCATATCGAAGCGCTGGGTAAAGCAGCGACTGCGCCGCGTAAAAGCTGGCTGGGTAAAAGCATGCTCCTGACAGATATTCAGGCGGCCTGGATTAAGTCATTGCTTACAACATGGGGAGAAGGTGTAAGCGGTGGAACTGCTCCACGTCTACCCCGTGCACATGCCTGTTGGGATGTCCTTAAAGGTGGGCGATGGTCGGACAGGGCATTGTCTCGCTTTACAGCTGCACTCGAACAAGCTCGGGGTGAAGGATTCAGGGGGCCGCAGGCGCTTAATCGTGCCCACGCTATCCTTTGGCCACAGTCAGCCACCAGCATCATAGATGAAGCCATGCACGATGATGACGTTGATTTTGTCGAGCAGTCAGTTCTGCAGGCGCTTGATGTAAATGACCCGGTTTATATCGTCGGTCTGCAGTACTACACCACACGCAAAAAAATCTCTGACATTACGCGGGAATTACAGTCGATCGCACCGTGGCTAACAGATTGGGAGGCCAGAAAACGTGTACGCTGGTGCCTGGAGATTTTCAGGGCTAAGGTCTTTTTATCTACGCGGAAACTTCTGGTTGAGCAGAACTGAATTATTGTTCTTTAGCTTTGTGTGCTTAATTTCGATTTAAGTATTGAAATCGAGCCAGGAATTTAGATAATTCATTCATGCTTGGCAGAGCTGCGCCGCGATGGCAGCGAATTTAAGCGACAATTTGAATATAACGAGAGCCCCGCCAGTCGGGGCTTTTGCTTTACGGCGATACGACAGGGGTATTCGCGAAGGTGCATTGCACTAGTACCCCTGTCTTAGCGTCGTCGCATAATTCCATTTGAAACGGAAGATTAAAGGCAAAAAGTTAATTAACCAAAATTATGGCAGCTTCAACCAAATTGATTACCCATAGAGGCATAAGTTACATAAGCACCAACACCAAAAAGAATCAAAGAAGAAACTCCTGACAAAATTGCGATGATATTGTTAACATCGCCTCCCATCTTCCATTTGCTATCTGACCCTAATTCCGAAGTTGCATAACAATATTGCGCAAGATAAGTAAATCCTGAGCAAACACCGGAACACAGAACGCCGATACAGAAAATTAAAAGTGAGCCTAAGATTGATGACAATACATCTGGACTTGAATCTTTATTCCAAACATTACCTAAAAAAGCGAGTAAAGCTATTGCTGCTCCGCCATTTATAATCATAAACGCTCTGGCAGCATTTGCTCCGACAGTTATTACTGAACGAAAAGCCTCCAGGCTTGCAGCATGGTTCATTTTGGCAATTTCAATTTGACTTGTATTGCTGCTCTTAAGTAATTCCATCTGAACATCATGGTCATAAACATTTTCTTGCTTTAAATTCTCGAGATACATAAGCATTTTTTCAATGTCTAAATTTTTGTATCCATCATTCTTAGTTTGTTCAATATCATCAATTATCTTATCAAGCGGGTTAACAACGGCCATATCGAAATCTCCATGCATGGGACACTGTGTGGGTAATATATCTAATAATATAGCTAATTACTTGGCTATTTCACCAAACGCCTCGTCAGAACGGAGGTGGAGTATGTATCCAATGGAAAAAATTACGACGGGAATAGCTTACGGAGCATCTGGAGGGGGGACTGGATACTGGTTGCTTCAGCTCCTCGATAAAGTCTCCCCATCTCAATGGGCGGCCATTGGTGTGCTCGGTAGCCTCATGTTTGGTTTGCTGACCTGGTTAACGAGTCTGTACTTCCAAATCAAAGCGGATCGCCGCAAATCTGCGCGGGGTGAATGATGTCGAACAAAGCAAAGCTCAGCGCAGCAGTGCTGGCACTAATCGCGTCAGGTGCATCTGCTCCACTCATTTTCGACCAATTCATCAGCGAGAAAGAAGGTAATGCGCTGGTGGCGGTTGTTGATCCGGGTGGGGTCTGGTCTTTATGTCACGGCGTGACCGTCATCGATGGTAGACGGGTTGTTAAAGGCATGACGGCCACTGAGGAACAATGCCGGAAGGTTAACGCTATTGAACGCGATAAGGCATTAGCCTGGGTTGATCGCAATATCAAAGTGCCTCTGACAGAGCCACAGAAGGTGGGTATTGCATCCTTCTGCCCGTATAATATCGGCCCCGGTAAATGCTTCCCATCGACCTTCTATAAGCGCATCAACGCAGGTGACCGCATCGGTGCATGCGAGGCAATCCGCTGGTGGATTAAAGACGGTGGCCGTGATTGTCGTCTAACCAAAGGCCAGAAGAATGGCTGCTATGGTCAGGTTGAGCGACGGGACCAGGAAAGCGCGCTGGCGTGCTGGGGGTTAGACCAATGAAAATTAATCCGGGTCTTATAGGCGTTGTTGTTATCGCTGTCCTTTCGGTCGCTCTCGTTAAGAGTTGCTCCGACGCCAGTAGCCTTCAGAGCGATAACGACGTTCTGCGAATTGATAATTCTATGCAGGGGCAGGTGATCGCCACCCAGGCATTCAACTTCAATCGATTCAATCAGGTTGCCGAACATACCAACAGGCTTAACTCCCTGATCGACACCAGCACTGAAGAAACCGTTATCGAATACCATGAGATTCTCCGCCGTGAAAAAACCTGTGATCTACCTGTTCCTGCTGACATTGCTGGTGGGCTGCTCGAATACGCGCGCCGTTTACGTGCCCGCGCCCTGTACACCGATACCACCAGAATTGACACAGCCGATGATCGTGCCGTTACCACCCCTTCGATGACATATTGCCAAGCCGTACTGTGGATTAAACCGCTATTATCAACTATTGAGAAAGGTAATCATAATTTGGCAGGTGTTCGGCAAATAGAGACCGAACGTCAGAAAAGTAGTTTGCGATAGGGTGAGATTTTATTTTTGAAAAGCTGAGCATCACATGTATAGATGCATAATGCTTTTCTTTGATGGCCTAACACATTCTCATGATTTTCACATATTAGAACGAAAAAAATGAACTTTTTTGTTTCAAATGCTAAGTTAGCATCCTTTTAATTGCAAAGGAGCGGGCTGTGATCGAAAGTTATATTAATCATGAGAATTTAGAAGTAGCGAGGCAGTCTTTAGAAGTTGCATCTGCTTCAGCAGGATGGAGTTTCTCCTCAATGTGGGCAATGTGGGTCAGTGCCATCGGTGCACTTGCTACTACTGGTGTTGCGGGTTTTGCTTTGTCTTCGTGGAAGAGTCAAGAAAAAGCAAAAGTAAAAATGGAATTTAAAAAAGCAATACTCAGGCTTAACCATGCAATCTCTACCATGCCTAGTAAATGGAATTTTGTACATATAAATGCAGCTAGATCCTTATTAGGACTGGGCGTTGAGGTGCAGGAAAGTAATAGTCATATTTTAAGCATTCTCGACAAATATAATGAAACTATAACTGCCTGGAGAAATGTTTCGGACTGTTGGATTATGTGCGAGTCCACTTTTTCTAATACAGACATACACTCAAAATTCACAGAGCTAGAGCAACTATATAGTGAATATATCGAAGGGAATAAGGAAAAGAACAATATTCAATCGAAGTTAAAAGAAATATTAGATACTAAATTTATATTCTAAATCTTTTTTTAGTAATTTCAATTGGTTGGGTCCTCCTTAGGTGGACCCCTACCACGGGGCGGCGCGCTCGCGGGAAACGGCTAGTTTTTCGGATCCAGGGTCATCATCATCATGTGCGCAGGTCTCTGATTTCATTAGAGGCCATTTTCGCAAGATGTCGAATAGTTCAAAAAGTGTTCACCATCATGGACCAGGAAATTGCCACTTTAAAACTCAATATCAACCAGTTGGCAGGGATAACCGGCGTACACCGTCAGACGGTTGCCGCGAGACTGAAAAATGTCGAACCTGCTCCGGGCAGCAACAGCAAGTTAAAGCTCTATCTGGTGACCGACATTCTGACCGAACTGATGATCCCTACCGTTTCGGCCAATATCGATGATATGCCCCCATCAGACAGGCTATCCCACTGGAAAGCAGAGAATGAGAGGCTGAAGTACGAACAGGATACGGGGCAGTTAATACCCGCAGATGAAGTGGCGCGAGAATTCTCATTGATGGCGAAAGCCGTCGTCATGGTACTTGAAACCCTCCCGGATGTGCTCGAGCGCGACTGTGCTTTAACGCCTGCTGCGGTAGTTCGTGTGCAAAGCGTTATCGATGATCTGCGCGACCAGATGGCGGAGAGGGTGCAGTACGCTGAAAAAGAGGAGGAAGAGCCTGAGGAGGACTGATGGCAAAGCGGGCATCCGCCAGGGACATCCGCCGCGATGTTTCCGGTATTTTACGAGCCCCGCGTCGTATGCCGGTGGCCAATGCGGTCAGTACTTATATGCGCGTGCCAATGGGGGCGGGAAACTCAGTTCCGTGGGATCCGGGTCTGGCACCCTATGTGATTGAGCCGATGAACTGCCTGGCATCGCGTGAATACGATGCGGTGGTGTTTGTGGGCCCGGCGCGAACGGGTAAAACCATCGGGCTGATTGACGGCTGGATTGTTTATAACATTGTCTGCGATCCGGCAGATATGCTTGTAATTCAGGTATCTGAGGAAAAAGCGCGCGAGCATTCCAAAAAACGCCTGGACCGTACTTTTCGCTGTAGCCCTGAAGTTAAAACCCGGCTAAGCCCAAGACGTAACGATAACAACGTCTACGACCGTACATTCCGCGCCGGTAACTATCTGAAGCTGGGCTGGCCATCCGTCAATATCATGTCGTCCTCGGACTATAAGAGTGTAGCGCTGACGGATTATGACCGCTTTCCGGAAGATATCGACGGGGAGGGGGATGCTTTTTCACTGGCATCGAAACGTACCACGACATTTATGTCCTCCGGGATGACGCTGGTTGAAAGCTCGCCCGGGAGGGATATCAGAGACACAAAATGGCGGCGCTCCACGCCCCATGAAGCCCCTCCGACCACCGGAATTTTATCGCTCTATAACCGTGGTGACCGCCGTCGTCTTTACTGGCCATGCCCGCATTGCGGCGAATATTTCCAGCCGGAAATGGACAATATGACCGGATACCGCGACAGCAGCGATCCTGTGCTTGCCAGCGAAGCGGCGTTTCTTCAGTGCCCTGCCTGTAAAGGCAGGATAACGCCGGACATGAAGCGTGCGCTGAACATGAAATGTGTCTGGCTCCGGGACGGGCAAACCATCGACAGTAAAGGCCAGGTTAGCGGTGATGGCCGTCGTTCCCGTATTGCCTCCTTCTGGATGGAAGGTCCGGCAGCTGCTTACCAGACCTGGGCGCAGCTTATTTATAAGTTCCTGACCGCCGAGCAGGAATATGAATCCACGCGTAGCGAAGAAACCCTGAAGACGGTGATCAACACCGATTTCGGCAGGCCCTATTTGCCGCGGGCCAGCATGGAGCAGCGTAAAAGTGAATTGCTCGAGCAGCGTGCCGAAGAAGTCCCAAAACGCTCGGTACCGGACGGCGTGCAGTTTCTCACTGCGACTGTGGACGTGCAGGCCGGGCGCAACCGGCGCTTTGTTGTGCAGATTACGGGTTATGGAAGTATGGGTGAGCGCTGGATAGTTGACCGTTACAACATCCGGCATTCGCTGCGCTGCGACGGCAACGGGGAAAGCTTACAGGTGGATCCGGCGAGCTACCCAGAGGACTGGGATCTTTTACTCACCGACGTCTTTGATAAAACGTGGCCACTCGCAGCTGACCCGTCAAAGGGCATGCGGCTGATGTCGATGGCCGTGGACTCAGGGGGGGAAGATGGCGTGACGGATAATGCCTACAAATTCTGGCGCAGATGTCGCCGTGAGGGGCTGGGTAAGCGTATCTATCTCTTCAAGGGGGACAGCGTCAGGCGCAGCAAACTTATCCAGCGAACGTTTCCCGACAACACGGGCAGATCAACGCGCCGCGCACAGGCGACGGGTGATGTGCCTCTTTATCTTCTCCAGACCGATGCCCTTAAAGACCGGGTGAATAATGCGCTGTGGCGTGATTCACCCGGCCCTGGCTATGTGCATTTCCCCGCCTGGCTGGGCAGCTGGTTCTATGACGAACTGACGTATGAGGAACGCTCGAATGAAGGGAAATGGAGTAAGCCTGGCCGGGGCGCAAACGAAGCATTTGACCTGCTCGTTTATGCCGACGCGCTCGCCATCCTTAGTGGTTACGAAAAAATCAAATGGCCGTCAGCTCCTGAGTGGGCACGGCGGGAAACGTGGATCGAGGACACGCAGACGGAAGCTGGCGAAATGCCATCCCCGCCGCCTGCGCCGAAATCTAAATCAAAACCAAAACGTGAGAAGCCCGTAACCGAGCAGGCTAATCCGTGGTCTTCGTCAGGAGGTTGGGTGTGAATCCAGCAGATATTCAAAACATGATCGACCGCTACGCTGCAGCCGAGCTGTCTGTTCTGGAGGGGAAATCAATCACTTTCAACGGGCAGCAGATGACGCTCGAAAATCTGTCGGAAATCAGAAAAGGCCGTCAGGAATGGGAGCGACGACTGGCAACGCTCAATAACAAACGCCGCGGGCGACCCGGCTACAGGCTGGCGAGGTTTGGATGAGTTTTTTAGATGATGCGATTGGCCTGTTTTCACCGGGCTGGAAAGCCTCACGCCTGCGTGCCCGCGCGGTTATTAAGGCGTATGAGGCGGTAAAGCAAACGCGTACCCACAAAGCCCAGAAGGAAAATCGTTCAGCCGATCAGCTCAGCCAGATGGGGGCGGTTTCACTGAGGCAGCAGGCGCGCTGGCTGGACAACAACCACGATCTGGTGATTGGCGTTTTCGACAAGTTGGAAGAAAGGGTGGTGGGAGCGAAGGGCATCATAGTTGAACCGCATCCGATGCTGAGTAACGGGAAGATCGCTAAAAAGCTGGCCACTGATATCCGCAGAAAGTGGGGCGAATGGTCCGTAAGACCCGATGTTACAACCCAGTTTACCCGCCCGATGCTGGAGCGGCTGATGCTGAGAACGTGGCTCCGGGACGGTGAGGTATTTGCTCAGCTGGTTCGCGGTACCGGAAATGGTCTTCAGCCGGTTGCTGGCGTGCCGTTCTGGCTGGAAGCGCTGGAGCCGGACTTCGTGCCGATGAACAGCGATGCCGCCACCCAACTCAATCAGGGCGTTTTTGTCGATAACTGGGGGCGCCCGAAAAAATATCAGGTCTATAAAAGCCTGCCAGTATCCGGGCGTCAGTTCGATACCAAAGAGATAGATGCAGAAAACATGCTTCATCTCAAATTCACCCGACGCCTGCACCAGACCCGCGGAACGTCTCTTTTGTCAGGTGTTCTGATGCGTCTGAGCGCGCTGAAAGAGTACGAGGACTCGGAGCTTACTGCTGCCAGAATTGCTGCGGCACTCGGCATGTATATCAAAAAAGGCGACGGACAGAGCTTCGATTCTGATTCCGGCAGCGATGACCGCGAGCTGATGATTCAGCCCGGTATGCTCTACGACGAACTGCAGGCCGGGGAAGAAATCGGGATGATTAAATCCGATCGCCCGAACCCTAACCTCGAGTCGTTTCGTAACGGACAGCTGCGTGCCGTGTCCGCCGGAAGTCGCCTCAGCTTTTCCAGCACATCCAGAAACTACAACGGAACGTACAGTGCCCAGCGGCAGGAGCTTGTCGAGTCAACCGACGGATATCTGATTCTTCAGGACTGGTTCATCGGTTCAGTGACCCGGCCCATGTACCGGGCCTGGCTGAAGATGGCTATTGCTGTCGGAGAAATCAAGCTGCCGAGAGGCATCGATATGGACTCGCTTTATAACGCGGTTTATTCGGGGCCCGTTATGCCGTGGATTGATCCCGTTAAAGAAGCGAATGCCTGGAAAACGCAGATCCGCGGCGGTGCTGCTACTGAATCCGACTGGATACGTGCCAGCGGTCGCAACCCGGATGATGTTAAGTCACGCCGTAAAGCGGAGGTTGACGAGAACCGAGAACAGGGCCTGGTGTTTGACACCGACCCCGCCAATGATAAAGGAGGCACTAGTGCCGAAGCCAAAGAACCGAGCGCGTCACCGTCCGAAAGCCAGCGTAAAAAGTAATTCGTGGTTCCGCATGCAGTCCAGCAATATCAGCGAGGCCGACATTTTTATTTATGACGAAATCGGGTACTGGGGCGTAACGGCGAAACAGTTCGTCAATGATCTCCGGGCACTTGGAGACGTCACCCACATCAACCTTTATATCAACTCGCCCGGTGGTGATGTCTTCGACGGTATTGCTATCTATAACGCACTGAAGCACCACGGCGCGGCGATTACCGTGCATATCGACGGTCTGGCGGCCTCCATGGCCTCGGTGATTGCGATGGTAGGCAATCCGGTCATCATGCCTGAAAACACGATGATGATGATCCATAAGCCCTGGGGGTTTGCTGGTGGTGATGCGAGCGATATGCGCGACTATGCGGATCTTCTCGACAAGGTTGAATCCGTTCTTATCCCGGCTTATGCGCAGAAAACCGGAAAATCCACCGAAGAAATTGCGGCAATGCTGGAGGACGAAACCTGGATGAACGGCAGCGAGTGCCTTGAACTGGGTTTTGCCGACCAGGTGACACCATCCCTTCAGGCTATGGCCTGTATTCATTCAAAACGTATTGAGGAATTTGAAAAAATGCCAAAAAGCATTCGCAACATGATCACCCCGCCGCGCAACACTACCCAGCGTGACCCGGTTATTACCCAGCCTCAGGCACCGCAGGCAAAAACAGACCCTGCACCACCGGATGAAAATGCGATCCGCGCGCAGGTGATGGCTGAGCAGAAAGCCCGTGTTAACGCTATCGGCGATCTCTTTGCCATGTTCGGCAATAAGCACATGGAACTGCAGAATCAGTGTGTGGCCGACCCTGATTGTTCCGTCGATAAGGCGAAAGATTTGCTGCTGGCAGAACTCGGTAAAACGGCCACGCCGTCCAATAAAACCACCCAGCCGCATATTCATGCGGGCAACGGTAACTTCGTCGCGGATGGTATTCGCCAGGCACTGATGGCGCGTGCGGGATTCGAAGGTCAGGAGCAGGATAACGTTTATAACGGTATGACGCTGCGCGAGTATGCGCGTATGGCCCTGACAGAAAAAGGTATTGGTGTGGCCAGCTACAACCCGATGCAGATGGTTGGCCTGGCGCTGACCCACAGCACCTCTGACTTTGGCAACATTCTGCTCGATGTTGCGAACAAAGCGCTGATTCAGGGCTGGGACGAGGCGCAGGAAACCTTTGAGCAGTGGACCAAAAAAGGCCAGCTGTCAGACTTCAAAACGGCGCATCGTGTCGGTATGGGTGGTTTTCCTTCTCTGCGACAGGTTCGCGAAGGGGCTGAGTACAAGTACATCACTACCAGTGACAAAGGCGAAACTATCGCGCTTGCCACTTATGGTGAAATCTTCTCAGTAACTCGCCAGGCGATCATTAACGACGATCTGAACCAGCTTACCGACGTACCGATGAAGATGGGGCGCGCGGCGAAAGCAACGATTGGCGATCTGGTTTACGCCATCCTGACCAAAAACCCGAAACTCTCAGACGGAAAGGCGCTGTTCCATGCCGATCACAAGAACCTGAGCGCGGGCGCAATTTCTGTGGCCAGCCTGGACGAATCGCGCAAGCTGATGCGTCTGCAGAAGGAAGGGGAGCGAACCCTGAATATCCGTCCGGCCTACATGCTGGTGCCCGTCGCCCTGGAAACTCTGGCAAATCAGACCATCAAGTCGGCCAGTGTTAAAGGTGCAGACATCAATGCCGGGATCGTTAACCCTATCCAGAACTTTGCAGAAGTCATTGCCGAACCACGCCTGGATGAAGCTGATGCGAAAGCCTGGTATCTGGCTGCCGCGAAGGGCACCGACACCATTGAGGTCGCTTATCTCAACGGCGTCGACACGCCGTACATCGATCAGCAGGAAGGCTTCACCACTGATGGTATCGCCACGAAAGTGCGTATTGATGCCGGTGTGGCGCCGCTGGACTATCGCGGCATGACCAAATCCTCTGGTCAGTAAAAAACAGTCCTGACAAACAGACGCCCGTAAGGGCTTTTTTTATACCTGAAACCGGCCCCGCAAGGGGCTGAATGGAGAAGTTATGGCTAAGAACTATGCGCAGGACGGGAAAACGATCCCTCTGATAAACAGTGGTGCAACCGATGTTCACAGCGGCGACCCGGTTGTTGTTGGAAAACTTATCGCGGTGGCAATTACCGATATCCCGGCTGGCGATACCGGGGACGGTTTTACTGAGGGTGTTTTCCTCCTGCCAAAAGTATCCGCAGATGCGGTTACTGCAGGGGCGCAGGTGTATCTGAAGGACGGCAAAATCACGATCGAAGAAACGGACGCCGTTGCCGCGGGCATCGCCTGGGAAGATGCAGGGGCAAACACCACCGTTGTTGAAGTTAAGATCAATGCCTAACCCCTTTGACCGGATGGCGGCGCGCATGGACGCGGCCACCATAAAAAAGATGGGAAAGACAGCGATCATCAATGGCAGCAGCTATGACGTTGTTCCCGCCGAGCAGCTCGAGGAAATGGGGCCATTGTCGGGAACAGGTACTTCGCTGGTGGTTTTCTCTGAGCTTTACCAGCCACGCCGAAAGGACAGTGTCGACTACGACGGTAAGAACCTTACCGTTACCCGCTATGACATGTTCAACGGAAAACCCCGCATCCATCTCGAATGAGGAGGCGCTATGTCTGTAAAAGGACTGGAAAGGGCTATTCAGAACCTGAACAGCCTCAGCCGGTTAATCGTTCCTGAGGCAACCGCAAAAGCACTTAACCGGGTGGCCAGCAGAACGATAAGCCAGGGGAGCAAAGCTGTAGCGAAAGAAGCAACAGTTGATGATAACCGGAAAAAGGGGCTTCCGGTTCGTCTGGTCCGCCAGCGTTCCCGTCTGCGCAAGGCCCGTCACGATCGCCCGGTCGCGTCGATAAAAATCAACCGCGGTAATCTTCCTGCGATAAAGCTCGGCACGGCACGCGTCCGGCTCTCGCGTAAAAAAGGGGCCAGAAACGGAGCGGGAAGCGTCCTTAAAATCGGGCCCTATACCTTTCGTAACGCTTTTATCCAACAGCTTGCGAACGGGCGCTGGCAGGTCATGCGGCGCGTAGGTCAGGCCCGTTATCCGATTGATGTGGTCAAAGTTCCTCTTGAGACACCGCTCACCGTGGCCTTCACCGCTATTTCAAAGCGCCTTATTGAAAGCGATATGCCCAAAGAACTTTCCGCAGCCCTGAAAAACCAACTGAGGATCCACCTGAAGCGATGAACAGACACAGCGCAATTCGTGCAGCCATTCTGGCAAAACTGAAAGCCGAGATCACCGACACGGTAACCTGGTTTGACGGGCGCCCTGTTTTTCTTGAAGAGCAGGATCTCCCTGCCGTGGCTGTTTACCTTTCTGACGCGGAGTACACCGGCGATTCGCTTGACGAAGATTCGTGGCAGGCGGTTGTTCACATTGAGGTATTTCTTAAAGCCTCCAGCCCCGACAGCGCGCTTGATTCCTGGATGGAAGAGAAAGTTTATCCGGCAATGGCCTTCATCCCGGGCCTGACCGAACTGGTCGAGACGTTCACCCCGCAGGGTTATGACTATCAGCGGGATGATGAAATGGCCACCTGGGGTTCAGTCGACTTCACGTACTTAATCACCTATTCAATTTAAGAGGTACTTATGCCTACTCCAAACCCGCTGGCCCCCGTGAAAGGTGCCGGTACCACACTCTGGCTTTACACCGGAACGGGCAACGCTTTCGCTAACCCACTCTCGGATATCGACTGGAACCGCCTTGCGAAAATTAAAGAGCTGACGCCGGGCGAAATGACCGCCGAATCGTATGACGACACTTACCTCGACGACGAGGATGCCGACTGGAACGCGACGGCCCAGGGGGCAAAATCTGCTGGCGATACTTCGTTCACCCTCGCCTGGAAACCGGGCGAAGAAGGGCAAAAAGACCTTGTCGCATGGTTTATTGATGGCTCAGTACGCTATTACAAAATCAAATACCCGAACGGTACCGTCGACGTTTTCCGCGGCTGGTGCAGCAGCCTGGGTAAAGCCATTCCGGCAAAAGAGGTCATTACCCGTACAGCGAAAATCACCAATACCGGCAAGCCGGAACTGGCAGAAGAAAGCGGGACCCCGAATATCCCCGTGACCGGCGTTACGCTCGATAAAGCCACGGCAATCGTGGCCGTCGGCGCAACCACAACGCTCAATGTGACGGTTAACCCTGCCAGCGCCTCAGATACCTCGTTCCGCGTGGCAACCTCAGACGGGGCAAAAGCAACGGTCACCGTTAGCGGTAATGCGATCACCGTCACCGGCGTGGCGGCAGGCACCGCTGACGTTATTGTTATGACCAGCGACGGTAATTTCGTTGCGGTCTGCAAAGTCACCGTAACTGCAGCGTAAGGAAGGACGCATGTTTCTGAAAAAAGAGAAGTTCACCTGGCAAAAAGAATCACTGACCATCTTCGAGCTGTCGGCGCTTCAGCGTATTGAGTACATCACGTTTATGGCCGCAGAGGAAAAGGCCGTCAGCGCTGACAGCGACGGCATCAGCGATCAGGAAATGACGGCCAGGCTGATTGGCTCAAATATTCGCTGCGGTGCGCGTTTGATTGCGATGTCTTTGTGGCATAACGATCCGGCTGGCACGGATGTGGAGACGCTTTATCAGCAGGTGCTTAGCGGCTGGCCGCCGGAGGCGATCGGTAAAGCAGAAATGGAAATAAAGCTGCTCTCCGGCATGCTCGTTCCGGTTGAGGATGACAATCCTGCCGATCCGGATGCCTCAGCGGAGGCCGAAAGCGCAGAACCCGTTACGGCGGAAAAGCCCTTGCCAGCGAGCTGAAGTTTGTCCTGAATCTGGCGCGCGAGTTCGGGCGACCCGACTGGCGCGCCATGCTGGCTGGAATGACTTCCAGTGAGCTGGGTGACTGGCACCAGTTCTACCGGGAGCATTATTTTCAGGACGCGCAGCTCGATGCGCATTTCTCAGAGCTGCTTTATTCCATCTCCACTCTTTTCTTCCGCGACCCGGAACTTACCCCCGCACATTTCAGCCTGCTTTCTCCTTCCGGTATCGTCATCAGCGATGACGAGCCGGATGATGATGCGCTGATGGCCGCAGCTGAGGGGATAACAGGAGGTATCCGATATGGCCCAGCAGATTAGCGATCTGGTCATCAACCTTGACGTCGACAGCGCCACGTTTAGTGAGCAGGTTGCCCGCATAAAGGGCCAGCTAACCGGGATGGCTGAGGACTCTGAAAAAGTCCAGACGCGAATGCAGCGCGCTTCCGAGCGGCAGGTGGCTGCGTTTAAAACCGTGGGCGACGCTGGCGCGGCGGCTGCCGCAGATATGAAATCCCGCCAGTCGGCCGCAACGGAAGGGCTAACCAAAGACTGGCAGAACGTTTCAAATTCCGTTGATGAGACTCACCGCCGCGTGACCGAGCTTAATCAGCGCATGCGTGAGAATGACGGGCAGGCCGCAGCGCTTGCCCGTCGACAGGATGAACTGGCGGCATCATTTTTCCGCCAGATTGACGGCGTTCGCCAGCTCAATGGTGAGACACAGTCGCTTGCGAACGTGCAGGCGCGCTTTCGCGCTGCGAGGGCACAGGGCAACATAACCCAGCAGGATTATCTCGCCCTTATTTCCCGCACCACGGCCCGTCAAAAAGAACTGCAGATCGTGGAGGAAAAATCGGCCGCAGCGCGCACGCGATTCCTCAGCCAACTGAAGCAACAGGTTGCAGAGCAAAAGCTCTCCGGTACCGAGCTGCTGCGCATGAAGGCGGCGCAGGTCGGTGCCAGCGATGCTGCTGAGGTCTATATCCGCAAGCTTGAAGCTGCCAAAGTGGCCACGCACGGTCTGGGGCTGCAAAGTGCTGCAGCAAGGCGCGAGATTGGCATCCTGGTTGGTGAGGTTGCAAGAGGTAACTTTGGTGCCCTGCGCGGCTCCGGTATCACGCTTGCCAACCGCGCAGGCTGGATTGACCAACTGATGACATTACGCGGGCTGGGTATGGCCGGTGTTGTCGGTGGTATTGCTGCAGCTGTATATGCTCTGGGAAAAGCATGGTATGAGGGGGGGAAAGAGTCCGAGGAGTTCAATAAGCAATTAATCCTTACCGGGAACTATGCCGGGAAAACGTCAGGTCAGTTGTCCGAGCTGGCCAGGTCTATTACCGGTACTCACGGTTCTCAGGCTGACAGTGCTGCAGTACTGGCGAAGGTAGTGGGTAGTGGGAGTTTTAAGAGTTCACAAATTGAGAGTATTACCCGTGCAGCCTTGGCGATGCAGGAAGCTACTGGTAAGTCGGTCGACGAAACTATCAAGAATTTCCAGAAGCTTTATGAGTCGCCGACTAAAGGCTCTGCTGAGCTGAACTCTCAGATGCATTACCTTACTGCAGCACAGTTCGAGTACATTTCATCGCTTGAGCGCCGAGGGGATAAAGAAGCAGCCGGGCAGGCAGCCGCCGATGCGTACAGTCGTGCGGAGCAGCAACGCAGTCAGCAAATTCTGGATAATCTGGGGCTTATTGAGCGAGCAGCATTAGCAACCCGCAACGCGTTTAAAGGCATGTGGGACGAACTTCTGAATATCGGTCGCGCTGATAGTGATGCGACCAAGCTTCAGACCATGAAAGAAACGCTCGCCGAAATACAGGAGAACAGTAAGCAAGGCATATGGGGCCGGTTCAAAAATAACTCGATGGGTGTCGATAAAGCGCGGCTGGAAGCGAATATCAAAAACCTAGAGTTTGTGATCAAATCTCAGGAGGGTTACAACCAGAAAAAGGCTGAGTTTAATCAGATCAACCAGGACGGTATCGATGCACAGATATCGTTCAACAAATATCTGGATGCAGGTACGACTCAGGCTGAGAAACGTACGCTGGCACAGAAGGATTTGAACAAGGCTATAGCCGATAATGCCAAAGCTGCTAAAGCGACGCAGACGCTGGAAGATGGGAAGCGTGTAAAGCTATGGACACCAGAAGAAATAGCGAAAGCTCGTGCCGGTATCGACAAACTCTATCAAGAGCCAAGAACGCCAAAAGCGAAAGGGTACACGACTCCTGCCGGTGACAAAGCCGAGGAAAAGGCGCAGGCCGAACTTCTCACCCTTCAGGCCCAGCTTAAAACGCTTGAGCAGCATACCAGCGTGAACGACGTCATAAGTAAACAGCGTCAGGATCTCTGGCAGACTGAAAATCAGTTCACCGTTCTGCAGGAGGCCGCGGGGCGTCGTCAGCTTACGGCGCAGGAAAAATCCCTGCTGGCGCACAAGGAAGAAACGCTCGAGTACAAGCGGCAGCTGGCCGACTTGGGTGATAAGGTTGCCAGCCAGCAAAAGCTCAACCAGCTGGCCGATCAAGCCGTGAAGTTTGAGCAGCAGCAAAAAGCCGCCAGGGCGGGCCTGCAGGCTCAGTCTGAGGGGGTATCCACCCGGGAAGCCGGGCGACAAACTACGCTGCAGCGTCTCAGCGAAAGCTATTCGTACAACCCTCAGGCGCAGCAAAAGGCTCTGGAAGAGCAAAGGGCGACGTTCGAGGCTGAAGATGCTCTGCGCGCAAACTGGCTGGCCGGGGCTAAACAGGGCTGGGCCGAATATCAGGATTCTGCGTCAAACGTTTTCAGCTCGGTACAGCAGATTTCGCAGGCAACGTTCAGCGGGCTGGCGGGCCAGCTTACCAGCCTGACAACAACCGGGAAGGCGAGCTTCAGGGACTTCACGACGTCGATCCTCAAAATGATTGTCTCCGTTATCAACCAGCTGCTGGTGGCCTACACCATCCAGAGCGCGATGGGCTGGGTGAGTGGTGGTACTAATACAGCATCTGCAGGTCATTCATTTTCGGTACCGTCTTTTCGCCCTACGGGCTTTGACGCAGGCGGCTTTACCGGGCATGGCGGCAAGTACGAGCCAGCCGGTATCGTTCACCGCGGGGAGTTCGTCTTCAACAAAGAGTCAACCAGCCGCATCGGCGTGGCCAATCTTTATCGGCTGATGCGCGGGTATGCATCCGGTGGTCTGGTCGGCGGGGGTAGCGCAGCAGCTTCTGGTATCGGTGGGATTAACGTTTACGCACCCGTTTCAGTGACTACAGCGCAGTCTAACGATACGAAGCAGCAACAGAGTAGTGATGGTTCACTTGCTCAGGCTTATCAGAAAGTGGTTGATCGTTCAGTCCGCGAAGGCATCGCGCGCGAAATAAGGCCTGGGGGAATCATCTGGAATGCCACTAAACAGAGGTAAATGATGGCCATAGAGCATTTTGCATGGAAGATTCAGGCAGCAAGCCAGCCCACTCTGAGCAGCAAAGATACAGTCAGAACGGCGCAGTTCGGTGATGGGTACAAGCAGGTAAGTGGTTCTGGCCTGAACGATGAGGTTCTAAATTATGCCTTTTCTTTTACTGGCGATCCGGTAATAGCCAGAGAGATTCATTCATTTCTGCGGAGGCATAAAACCAAGTCTTTCACATTCACTCCACCTGGTGGTGATTTAGCCCTCTGGCGTGTTGAGGCTGACAGCCTTCAGCGAGTCACCCTGAATAAAAAAGTGGAAACCGTAACCGCAACGTTTGAACAGGCATTTACACCATGAGCCTTAATGCTGATTATCAAAAACTCGAGCCGGGCAATGAAGTCCGGCTTTTTTCTGTCGATGGTACGGCTTTCGGAATGTCAGATGTGCTTTTCTTCCATGCGCATAATATCGCGCATACACCAGAAGAGATTGATGCTGCTGGTGGGGATGAAAGTAAACTGCCTGCGAAATCCATCTGGTGGCAGGGGCAGGAATATAAAGCGTGGCCCTGCCAGATTGAGGGGATTGAGGTTTCTACCAGTGGGAGCAGCGCGCAGCCTAAATTATCGGTTGCTAACCTCGACAGCTCTATAACTGCGCTCTGTCTTGCCTATGATGATCTGCTGCAGGCGAAGGTCACGATCCATGATACGTTGGCCAGCTACCTTGATGCCCGAAATTTTCCAGGCGGGAACCCCACGGCAGACCCTACGCAGGAAAAGGTGAAAGTATTTTACATTGATGCCAAAAGCGCAGAGACAAACGAGGCCGTGGAATTCACACTTTCAAGTCCGATGGACCTGCAGGGACTGATGATTCCGACGCGTCAGCTGCATTCGCTCTGTACCTGGTGCATCCGGAACAAGTATCGCACCGGCGACGGCTGCGACTATGCCGGGACCAACTATTTCGACAAAAACAATAATCCGGTCAGCGATCCGTCTCTGGATGAATGCAGCGGCACTCTGACGGCCTGCAAACTTCGGTTCGGCGAAAATAACGAACTCTCGTTTGGTGGCTTCCCGGGGACGTCTTTGATCAGGAGCTGATATGCGTCAGAAAACCATTGATGCCATTATGGCGCATGCTGCAGCTGAATATCCTCGTGAGTGCTGTGGCGTCGTGGTGCAGAAAAGCCGCGTTGAACGTTATTTTCCGTGCCGTAATCTTGCAGCGGCGCCAGAGGACAATTTTGTCCTTTGTCCGGAAGATTACGCAGCAGCTGAAGACTGGGGAACTGTGATCGCCATCGCTCACAGTCACCCTGATGCCACGACGCAACCAAGCGAACTGGATAAAGCGCAATGTGATGCAACGCTTTTACCCTGGCACATCGTGAGCTGGCCGGAGGGGGATTTACGTACCATCCAGCCGCGCGGAGAACTGCCGCTGCTGGAGCGCCCCTTTGTGCTTGGTCACTTTGACTGCTGGGGTCTGGTCATGAGCTATTTCCGGCAAATCCACGGCATCGAGCTACACGACTATCGGGTTGACTATCCCTGGTGGGAAAAGGGCTATTCTGACAACTTCTATAAGGATTGTTGGTACGAGTGCGGTTTCAGAGAGTTCGACGGACCACCGAGGCCAGGCGATATGGTGATCATGCAGGTCCAGGCCGAAAAGTGGAATCACGCGGGGATCTTGCTTGAAGGAAACATGCTTCTGCACCATCTCTACGGACATCTGAGCCAGCGGGTACCGTATGGTGGTTACTGGCAGGAACGGACAATGAAAGTCGTTCGCTATAAAGATTTGAGGGGCGTTGAAGTATGCAGGAAGTCATGAGTCGTATCGAGCTAGGTGGCGTGCTCGGTAAAACCTTCGGTAAAGTTCACCATCGCCTGATTTCCCGTGTGAGCGAGGCTGGTGTCGCACTCGCGAAGACCATTCCCGGATTTGAGGAGTTTATGATTTCCAGCCAGCGTCGCGGGCTTACATACTCTGTATTTAAGGGTAAAAGAAACATTGGCGAGGATGATCTTGGCTTTCCGGTTACCGGTGACGTTATCCGCATCGTTCCGGTAATCATTGGTAGTAAAAAAGCTGGGTTATTACAAACAATCCTTGGCGCAGTGCTGGTCGTTGTTGGAGTGGCTGTTGGCTATTTTTCTGCAGGTACGTTATCTGCAGCCGGGTATGGTGTCGCACAATTTGGTGCAGCGATGATGGTCGGCGGGGTTGTGCAAATGCTTTCTCCTCAGCCAACCGGGCTGGCCAGCAAACAGAGTGCAGATAACCGCGCCTCATACGCATTCGGTGGAGTGACAAACACCGCTGCTCAGGGCTACCCGGTACCGCTACTTTATGGTCGCCGGCGAATCGGCGGAGCGATTATTTCAGCCGGAATCTATGTCGAAGATCAGCAGTAGATAACAAACCTTTTTTCAGGCCACCTTCGGGTGGCTTTTTTATGGGCGCAATATGGCTACAGAAAAAGTGTTAAAGGGCCGCAAGGGCGGCAGTTCCAGTTCCCGAACCCCTACTGAACAGCCAGATGATCTTCAATCTGTAGCGAAGGCTAAAATCCTCGTTGCGCTTGGGGAAGGGGAGTTTGCAGGGCAGCTAACCGGCAAAGATATCTACCTGGACGGAACGGCGCTGGAGAACTCCGACGGCTCACAAAACTTCAGCGGCGTGACGTGGGAGTTTCGCGCGGGAACGCAGGCACAAAATTACATTCAAGGCATTCCCGGTACCGAAAACGAAATCAGCGTAGGTACTGAAGTTTCCAGTGTTACCGCATGGACACGCACTTTCACTAACACCCAGCTATCGGCAGTACGCCTGCGTCTGAAATGGCCGTCTCTGTTTCAACAGGAAGATGACGGGGATTTGGTCGGCTATTCGATCAACTATGCGATTGACCTGCAGACTGACGGCGGAACATGGCAGACGGTACTCAATACCAGCGTGACCGGGAAAACAACCTCTGGTTACGAGCGTAGCCACCGAATTGATTTACCTCAGGCTGGCAGTACCTGGACCATCAGACTGCGTAAAATTACAGCCGATGCTAACAGCGCGAAGATTGGCGACACGATGACACTGCAGAGCTTCACTGAGGTGATCGACGCCAAGTTGCGCTATCCGAACACCGCGCTGCTGTACATTGAATTCGACTCCAGCCACTTTAACGGCTCAATCCCGCAGATCTCCTGTGAGCCCCGCGGACGTGTTATCCGTGTTCCTGATACTTATGACCCTGAAACCCGAACCTATAGCGGTACATGGACCGGGGCGTTTAAATGGGCATGGACGGATAACCCGGCGTGGATTTTCTACGATCTGGTGGTTACCGATCGTTTCGGTCTTGGTAACCGGCTTACTGCGGCTAACATCGATAAATGGACGTTGTATCAGGTGGCTCAGTATTGCGATCAGCAGGTACCGGACGGCAAAGGCGGAAGCGGTACCGAACCACGGTATACCTGCAACGTCTATATCCAGGACCGTAACGACGCTTACACTGTGTTGCGTGATTTTGCCGCTATCTTCCGAGGCATGACCTACTGGGGCGGGGATCAGATCGTTGCCCTGGCTGACATGCCACGTGATGTTGATTACAGCTATACGCGCGCGAACGTTATTGACGGTCGCTTCACCTATTCGAGCAGCACCACGAAAACCCGATACACCACAGCGCTGGTATCCTGGTCCGATCCGGATAACGCCTACGCTGACGCGATGGAGCCCGTATTTGAGCAGGCGCTGGTGGCACGTTACGGCTTTAATCAACTAGAGATGACGGCTATCGGATGCACCCGGCAATCAGAAGCAAACCGAAAAGGCCGCTGGGGCATCCTCACCAACAATAAAGACCGTGTTGTTTCGTTCGATGTCGGCCTGGATGGAAACATACCACAGCCGGGCTACATCATCGCAGTCGCAGACGAGCTGCTTTCCGGAAAGGTTATGGGCGGCCGCATCAGCGCCGTTAACGGTCGCGTTATCAAACTTGATCGCGTGGCAGATGTAGCAGCCGGTGATCGCCTTATACTCAACCTTCCCTCCGGAGCGTCGCAGAGCAGGACCATTCAGGCCGTGAACGGGGAATCAGTCACAGTCACCACGGCATACAGTGAGACGCCACAGGCCGAAGCTGTTTGGGTGGTTGAATCTGACGAGCTTTACGCTCAGCAGTATCGTGTTGTCAGCGTTTCTGATAACGATGATGGCACTTTCTCGATTACCGCCGCATGGCACGACCCGGATAAATATGGCCGTATTGATACCGGAGCCATCATTGACCAGCGGCCGGTGAGTGTGATCCCGCCGGGTAACCAGTCGCCGCCTTCGAACATCGTGATCAGCTCGTTTTCCGTGGTGCAGCAGAACATCAGCGTCGAGACCATGCGCGTGAGCTGGGACCAGGCACAAAATGCTATCGCCTATGAGGGGCAGTGGCGCCGCAACGACGGAAACTGGGTGAACATGCCGCGCAGCTCCACCACGTCATTCGACGTCCCTGGGATCTATGTCGGGCGATACCTGGTGCGCGTGCGTGCCATCAATGCCGCTGAAATTTCCTCAGGATGGGGATATTCGGAAGAGAAGACACTGACCGGCAAATTAGGTAATCCGCCTAAGCCAGTAGGATTCATGGCCACGGGCATAAACTGGGGGATTCGTCTTAACTGGGGTTTCCCGGCAAACACCGGTGATACGCTAAAAACGGAAATTCAGTACACAGCTAACAGTGACTTTTCAAATCCATTATTGCTATCAGACGTACCTTATCCATCTGCTGAATATACCCAGCTCGGGCTGAAAGCCGGGCAGGAATTCTGGTATCGCGCGCAGCTGGTTGACAGAACGGGTAACGAGTCCGGCTATACCGACTGGATTAGGGGAATGTCTAACGATAATGCTGATGATTATCTGGCTGAAATCGCAGATGATTTCCTTACCTCTGCCGACGGCGGCCGCCTGACCAGCGATATTGATACCAATCTTGAAGCTGCAATGCAGAACGCGCTGGCCAACCATGGAACAGTTGAACATCAATGGGCTCAATACGGAGAGGTACGCGCCGATATCCTGGTTGTGAAAACGACTATTGCTGAGGTGGACAGGGCAATGGCCGAAATGTCGACACAGGTGCAGGCGCAGATCGACAACGTCACCGCTTCCCTGGAAGACAAGCTCACAGCCGTCGTCGATGCCTCCAGTGCTTCGGCAATCTACACCCTCAAAACAGGCGTGAGGATAAACGGGGTGATGTACAACGCCGGGATGTCGATTGCTGTGCTTGCAGAGGCCGGGAAACCAGTAGTTACCCGTATTGGGTTCAACGCTAATCAGTTTGTATTGATGAGTGGCAGTGGTGACGCCCAATATTCACCGTTCGCGGTGGTTAATGGTCAGGTCTTTATGAGCTCAGCGTTTATTCAGGATGGCACGATCACCAATGCTAAAATTGGCAATTTCATCCAGTCCAACAATTATAGTGCGGGCACAGCAGGCTGGACTATCAACAAGAATGGTTCTGCTGAATTCAATAATGTGACGGTTCGTGGCGGGGTTTACGCCCAAAATGGGCAGTTTGGATTTACCAACTCAACAGGAGGAGTCACGATCAATAACAACGGTGTCACTGTCAGTTTGTCGAACGGTGGGCGCATTGTTCTGGGAGAATTTTGATGGCCAGGGGGCTTTATATCGATTTGAATGACGGGCGTCCGGCAATGACCATCACTGCCGGAATGAAATGTCCGTCGTATGGCGGGGAGGCGGTAGAAGCATGGGGCCAGCAGACTATGAATGTTCAGGGCTTTGTCGCCGGGGCGACCCCATTTTTCATTCCATCAAACTCGGTTGTGAATGTGACTCGATCGCCGAATCTTATCACAACGATTATGGTTCTCGATGGAATAACCAATAACGGCAACGGAACCCTGACTCAAAGTGTCTGGTCATCAGATGGCTGGGGGAAAGATAAAACATTCCCAGGTACAGTCTGGCAGATTTTACCCGCAGGGCAGAGTGGAAACCGTGGTTTGCTCATTGAGGATTCGACAGACTTTATTGCGATCACTGATGTCAACCGTGTTGCTTCCTGTGTTTTCAGTGGAACGGTCAATATAAATGGTACTTACGCACTTCCGGCTAAAGGGCTCGTTTTTGCCCGCTGGAATGACAGCGCAGCTACGCTTGAATGTGATGGTAATAATATTTACTCCCGACAGGATTATACGGGCTATGACGATATTGCCCGTTCTGTGAATGTAGATATTGCGATTTTTGCGGTTCAGGCTCCTGTACCTGGGAGAGGATTAAATTTCATCAACGCTGCTGGCCAGTGCACTTTCTCTACCACCCGCCGTCCATTTATATTCCGCAATCAGTTTTATTCTCCGGGCAATAGCTGGGTCGATATTGGCAACAGCATGATTGCGCTTGGCTCCTATGGTTTCAACTCTTCAACAGCCAGCGGGTGGTGCAACATGCGATCCAAGGGACTGGTGATGAGAGGGAACTCGGTAAAATGTGGAAATGGCCGTGTCCGTTCCCGATGGACCGACAAGTATTCTGTGACCGGCGAGAGATATACCGGAATGAGTATTCCCATCATCCCCGCAATGTATTGATACAACCCCACCCAAAAGCCCCGCATTGACGGGGTTTTTTATTATCTGAATTCAGGAGTCCTTTATGTCGGCAGGTACCATTACCCTGACAAACGGGTCCGCCATTGTTGGCGGTTCCGGAACCTCATTCACAACAGAACTCACCGCAGGTGACTTCATTGTCTCTACTGTGGGCGGTATTCCTTTTACGCTGCCAGTGAAAACGGTCGATAGTGACACGCAGCTTACGCTTGTCAGCAACTTCCCCGGGCCAACGCAATCCGGCGCTGCCTGGTCAGCCGTCCCCCGTGTGGCGCTGAATATGGTAACTGCCGCGCTGGTGGCGCAAAGTGCTGAAGCGCTGCGTGGACTGAATTACGACAAACAGAACTGGCAAAGTATTTTTTCTGGAACCGGAAATGTAACGGTAACCCTGCCAGATGGAACAACATGGACGGGCCCAGCCTGGAATAGCATTACAACATCACTTTCAGGCAAGGCGGCAAAAGGTGCAAACCGCGATATCACCTCTCTCAGCGGACTTACGACAGCGCTATCTGTAGAACAGGGCGGTACCGGTTCGACAACGGTATCAGGCGCTCGCACAAACCTCGGTTTAGGAAACAGCTCTACCAGGGATGTTGGAACAGCAGCGGGAACAGTGGCCGCTGGTAACGATTCACGATTAAATTCCGTCGATCAGAAAACGGGTGGGAAAATCACGAGCCCAATTACAGTCCAGCCCGGCGTAGGCGGTAATCCCGGATTTGCCATCAGTTCAGGAGATAATGGTGGCGGTGGTTTGATGAATAACGGAATCAACCTGATCGTTGCCAATGGGTATAACCCAAATACAGGAAATTATGTCAACATTCTTAGAGGAACCTGGTATACAGGGGAATGGACATTCGGGGGGGCCCGTGGCGGCGGGGCTAATTTTGATAACGTGACATTGGGCCTGAAAGGGTCTGATCAGGAAGGACTTGTTGCATGGGTATTCCATTCAAATGGCGCTGCGATAGGCAATTGGGTAACTTCTTCCGATGAGCGCATTAAAGAAAATATAACGGTAATAGCTGATCCGCTTATGAAAATGCAGCAGCTTCGAGGCGTTGAATGGGATCGCCTCGATACACCTGCGCACGGGTATGGCTTCATAGCTCAGGAAGTCGAGAAGGTTTTTCCTGACGCAGTTAAATCATATGGAAAAACAACCTTACGAGATGGCTCAGAAATTGAGGATGTAAAATCAGTAGATACCTTCGGTGTGGCCGCCGCCCTTCACCATGAAGCAATCCTTGCTCTAATGGATGAAGTTAGTTGCCTCAAAAGGCTAATCAAAGAACTGGATGTAGGGGCGTTGGATTAAAACTACTCAATTGGAGTTTGAATCGAATAATTTACAAAAGTCATAATTCGAAACGAGAGAGAAACTTAGAAACGAAACGGCGAAGCTTTAAGCAGTGAGGGTAGGGCCTGTATCTTGCGGACACTTACAAATAAAACTACTGTATATAAAAACAGTATTTGAGGTGTGTGCAATGGAATTCATCAGGCCAACAGAACTGCGAGAAATTTTCACTCTTCCGCTTTTCAGTGACTTAGTACAGTGTGGTTTCCCAAGCCCCGCGGCTGATTACGTGGAACAGCGCATCGATCTCAATGAGTTACTTGTTGCTCACCCGAGTTCCACATACTTCGTTAAAGCCGCGGGTGATTCAATGATCGAAGCCGGGATCAGCGACGGTGATCTGCTGGTGGTGGACAGCTCACGCACTGCTGAGCATGGTGACATTGTGATCGCCGCGGTGGAAGGGGAATTTACTGTTAAACGCCTGCAGTTACGCCCGACAGTCCAACTCATCCCAATGAATAGCGCCTACAGTCCGATTGTTGTAGGCAGCGAAGATACGCTGGACGTTTTCGGCGTTGTTACTTTCATCGTCAAATCGGCGAGCTGAGTATGTTTGCACTCTGTGACGTGAATTCGTTCTACGCATCATGCGAGACGGTGTTTCGTCCCGATTTGAAAGGGCGGCCAGTGGTTGTTCTTTCGAACAATGACGGCTGCGTAATCGCGCGCAGCGCCGAGGCCAAGGCGGCTGGAATCACCATGGGGGAGCCATATTTCAAGCAAAAGGAGCTTTTCCGGCGCGCTGGCGTTGTTTGCTTCAGCAGCAATTATGAGCTGTATGCTGATATGTCGAACCGTGTGATGACCACGCTGGAGGAAATGAGCCCCCGCGTCGAAATTTACAGTATCGATGAAGCTTTTTGCGACCTGACAGGTGTTCGCAACTGCCGTGACCTTACGGAGTTCGGCAAAGAGATCCGCGCTACCGTTCTGAAGCGTACGCACCTGACCGTTGGGGTTGGCATCGCGCAGACAAAAACACTCGCTAAGCTGGCAAACCACGCAGCCAAGAAATGGCAGAGACAGACGGGCGGAGTTGTTGATTTGTCAAATATCGATCGCCAGCGTCGGTTGTTAGCTGTCGTGCCTGTAGAGGATGTATGGGGCGTCGGCAGGCGCATCAGTAAGAAGCTGAACGCCATGGGTATCAAAACGGCTTTGGACCTCTCTATGCAGAGTACGTGGATTATTCGGAAGCACTTTAACGTAGTACTCGAGCGAACGGTCCGTGAGTTACGCGGCGAGCCTTGTCTGGATCTGGAGGAGTTTGCACCAGCTAAGCAGGAAATCGTCTGCAGCAGGTCATTCGGCGAACGCGTTACTGAGTATGAATTGATGCGCCAGGCTATCTGCAGCTATGCCGCCCGTGGTGCTGAAAAGCTTCGCAGCGAGCATCAGTATTGCCGCTTTATTTCTGCATTCGTAAAAACCTCTCCCTTTGCGCTTAACGAGCCGTATTACGGTAATAGCGCATCGATGAAGCTTCTTACCCCCACTCAGGATTCACGCGACATCATCAACGCCGCGGTAAAATGCTTGGACAAAATCTGGAAGGATGGTCACAGGTATCAGAAAGCAGGAATTATGCTCAGTGACTTTTTCAGCATGGGGGTGGCCCAGCTCAACTTATTTGATGAGAACGCGCCGCGCGCAGGTAGCGAAAAGTTGATGGTAGTGCTCGATCACCTGAACGCGAAAGACGGGAAAGGCACGCTCTACTTTGCCGGGCAGGGCATACAGCAGCATTGGCAGATGAAACGTAACATGCTCTCCCCTCGCTATACAACTCGTTATGCCGATTTATTGACGGTCAGATAGGCCGCCATGGGATTGAGATACCTCGACAGGCGAACACGTAAAAGGATAAGTAAAAGTTTTGTTGCTGCCATTAAGTTCGACGTATTGGATGACTAAAGTACAGTTTTTTGGTACTTCGTCTTTGGAATTTAAAATCGTCTGAATTTCATAGGGAAGAGGGGAAGGTATAGGTGCCCCGTTTGAGGCATTAAGTACTTTAGCTTGCCCCGGTTCAAGGAGTGTGCCATCAAGCTGATTATCGAGGTACCATGTACCTATCCCGAAACTCATCTTGCTGTCAATTTCAATAGAAGTAATTGCTGCCGGCTGATTGCCGTTATTGGCGATCATAAAATGAAGCTTATTTGACTCGCCAGATATGATAGAGGTAACTATTTCGGCCTGTTTAGATTGAAAAACACCATTAATAAATGGAATTGTCCATATAGAAAGCAGTGTCAGAAAGAAGCCAGTAAACAGAGCAAACGTATTGAGGTGACGGATCCAGTTCTGATAGCTTCCACAGTGGTGACATTTTTTAGCTTCGTGGTGTATTGGATTTCTACAATCACGACAGTTATTCATAAGGCATTCCCTGCTTATACCATTCACAATATTAGTGAATACATAGTACTAGAGCGAGACTGGTTCTAATAGATCATGTCCTTTGTTTTTCACATTCCCCACGGCGCGCGTTACTGCATGCCATGTAAATTTGCTTGCCGGCACGGCACCGCCGACAGCTATCTCTTCCACTTCTTTCCCTCCAACGTCCTGGCGCATCCATTCCCGGGCCGCTTCTGGCGATAGGACCAGGGGCAGGCGGTCGTGAATATCCACTAGGCCTTTGTCAGCGGCAGACGTTACTATCAGAAAACCTTCTGCTTCATCGCCTCGCTCAAACGGTGTGCTGCCGATCGCCGCCATAAAAATCGGCTGACCGTCTGCCCGATGGATATAATAAGGCTGTTTCTTGTCACCTTCTTTCTTCCATTCGAACCAACCATCAGCGAAGCAAATTGCCCGGCCATGCTGCCAGAGAGGCTTAAACATTCTGCTGGTGGCCGCCGTCTCGACGCGTGCGTTAATAAGTGGCGTCTTACCCCACCCCCCGGGCGCATATCCCCAGAAAACAGGATCAAGGTGCAGTTTCTCGTCGCGTTCGCTCAGCAGCAAAACCTTAGTGCCTGGTGCGACGTTGTACCGGCGAATAGGTTCCGGGTCGTATGGAATGTCGCGATCGGCTTCATCGGCCAGATAAGCCAGATATTTTTCACGAGTTTGAGCTTGCGCAAAACGTCCGCACAT